GCAGGCAGTCGATCGTCTTGCCGAGGAATTCGGTGCGGTCCAGGTGCGGGACGCCGACCGTGAGCTTCGGATGCATAAGGGGCTCTCAAGAGGGAAGGGCCGAGGCCCCGGCCGTTTACAATGCGACCGGGGCTTCGGGGTTCGATCAGAAGAAGTCGTTTTCGACTTGCACGTACGCCGTGGTGTCGTTGTACGACGCCGGGTTGTACGTCTCGACGAAGCCGTTGGCGTGGACGCCGGCCACGACCGACGCGCCAGACACCGACAGGACCGGAAAGAGCCACGGCCCCACGCTGCGGTCGGCGAGGTATTCGCCCCGGATTTCCGCAACAAGAGTTCCGCCCGAGGCCGACGTCGCCGAAGCGTACGCCAGGCTCGTCGAGGCGATAAGGGTCGATCCGGTGCCGGCCGAAACCGACGCGGCGTAGAACAGCATCCGGGCCGAGGCGGCGCCGCCCGACCCCATGTCGAGGTGGAAGACGTACTTTTCACGACCAGTGAAGGTCAGCGCCGAGCCGATCGAGGAGCCGGCCGCATAGACGGCGGGCGGGAGTCCGGCGTTCAGCTCGCTGAACACGTCCCGGAACTTGCGAGATGCGAACATTAGGTAAACCTCCGGGAAATGTGATTAGACGAGCTGGACGAAAGGCGACGACTTGAAGTTGGCGCCGCCGGGGGTGGTGGAGTTGTACGGCCCGGTCCACAGGGACTTGCCGTCGTTGCGGACCTTGAACCTGTAGGCGATCTGGTCGGTGTCGAACAGGAACTCGGTGCTCGTCCCGATCTCGACGCCCTGGCGGGTCGCCACGCCGTACGAACTCGCGTCGACCAGCATGAAGTCGCCGGCCGTCCCGAGGGTTTCGAGCTTGTCCGTGGTGAACCGGATCGGCTTGCCGAGGAAGGTGCCCTCGGTGACGAACCTCGAATCACTGGAGGACGAGCCGTCGATCGCCGAGAACGGGGCCGACTGCGTGACCTGGGCGTTCGGGATGAAGGCGGGGGCGTTCGTCCCGTTGTACTTGATGGTCAGCAGTTCGGGGAAAGTCGACTGATGCGCGATCCACATCGCGCTCTTGATGCGGCTCTGATGGAAGACGGCGAGCATCCCCATCGCGTCTTCGAGGGTGATCTTGTTGGCGGCCTTGCGGTTGACCGACAGGAGGGCCGCCGAATTGCGGATCCCGGTCGGCTTGCCGTTTCCGTCGCCGTTGATGAACTCGAAATCCTGCGTGAAGGCCAGAGCCCGCAGGAAGAGTTCCTGGACCACCGCGACCGAGGCGATGTAGTTGTCCGCGATGAGATCGCGGCTGAACGCGGTGTAGCCGGTGAGATCCGTGATCTTGTAGATGATCTCGCGGACCTTGGCGTCGGACGCCTGACGCTGGGTGACTTCGCCCTTGCGGAAGACGCGGACGCCGGACGCGGAGGCGGTCTGGCCGACGCCGGGGATGAAGAACTGGTCGAGGGCGGGCCAGTGGATCTCGTTGGTCGCCCCGACCGGGATGGCGCGGGTGAAAGGCGCGACGAGGGAGTCCTCCATCGCGATCTCAAAATAGCCGCCGAGCAGTTCGGGCTTAACGAAGTAGCCGTACCCGGCCCCGCCACTCATCGACTCGGTGCCGGCGCGGGAGACCGCGCTGCCGCGAGTCGTGAAGTTCGCGTCGTGGAAGTCCGACACGGGTTCGAGTTTGTAGAACTCGGTCAGGCGCGAGTGGGCGTGGTCGCGCATGCCGGACGGGGCGTTCGGGGAAGTCCGTCCGATCAGGCTCACGACTTCGCCGAGGCTGCGAGCCACGGTGCGGCCGTCTGCGGCGCGATCGGAGGGCGACTCGCTGCCCTCGATCGAGTCCTTGAACTCGGTCTCGGCAGGCGCGGCCGGGGGGCCGTTGCTGGGGGTCTTGTCGAGAAACGACCGCTTGAACTCATCGAACTTGGCGTCAATGCCGCTGCTGATCGCGCCGAGTTTGGCGTCGACCAGGCTGGCGACGAGGCCGCTCTGGTCGGACTCTTCGGCGAGCCCTGCGGTGAGGTAACTGCGGGCGACGGCCTCGTCCGGCACGTCGATGACCGCGCCGGCCTTGTGGCCGCCGACGTCGGACTTCAGCTTGATAAACATGGGCGGGGAACCCTCGATGGAGGTGGGACGTGGGAAGGGTGGGAAATGAGCGCGGTGAATCTCCAGCCCGCCGGACGTCCGCCGCACCTCGAAGGAGGGTCGAACCGGGAGACCTGATTACTCGCACCGAAGGGCACGCGGGGAGCGTGTGGGAAGGGCGTCGTCAAGCGATGACGACGAAGGGTCCGGCCGTCTGGCTGCCGTCTGCGATGATGACGGGATTCTGCCAGAGCGGCCTGCCGTCGACACGGATCTTGAACCGGAAGACGGCGCTGTCCGTATCGAACATGAATTGTTCGCTGGACCGCTTTTCGATGAACGCGTCCGGCGAGCCGTACTCCAGGGTCATGTCGGGCTGGCCATTCTCATCGACCGTCCGGACGACTAGCGCGTACTGGCTCCAATCGCCGAGGATCAGGTCGCCCGTGGTTCCCAGGGCAGGGCATTGCTCGACCGGGAGGACGGGTCGGCCTTTGAGAAGGGGGTACGGGTTGCCGTACATCCCCATCGGCATGTAGAGGTTTGCGGGCCATCCGGTGGTCGTCGCGGCGGCGTCCAACTTCAAGAGCGTGTCGTCGTTGCAGATCCACACGGCGTTGCGACGGCTAAAGCCCCACAGGCGGCTCCAGGCGGCATCGACGTCGGCCTGGCTGATTGAGTTGGGGGTGGCGCGGGAGACGGTGATCGTAGACTTGGCCTTGATGACGCCAAGGGGATGCGTCATGCCCTGGCCGTTGATCATGGCGTTGACGACCTCGTAGCGCGTCTCCTGGGAAGCCGCGTAGTCGAGCATGCGTTCGGCGAGCGGGGCGTCGGAGAGCAGGTTGCGACTGAAGGGCTCAGAGAAGACCAGGAAACGTCGCGGCACGAACTTGGTCAGGTTCGCCTTGGGCTTGGAGGCGTTGGACGCCATCGACTGATCGTCGGTCGTCCCCTGCCACCGACCCTGGATTCCGCCGAGCCGGGAGCCGGTCGCACGGCTCGTCTCGTCGAAGCCCGGCCACTCGGCCTCGTGCTTGGACGTCGTCAGGAAGAGGCATCGCGCCAGCGGGCCGTCGACCGCGCGGGCCTTGTCCCAGATCCCGCCGATGAGTTCCTTGTCGAGCAGGAAGCCGCCGACAGCGCCGCCGCTGTACGTGTTCCAGTTTCGGGCGACGCCTTCGACGGGGAGTCCGGCGATGGATCGGCTGATGTCGCCGAACGAACGGACGGCGTCGATTCCGCTCAGTGCGGTTGACATGTGCGATGCCTCGGATTTTCAAAGAACGTGATGACGCCGACTGATCAAGCTTCGCCGCGAAGCCAGCCCTGGAGATCCTTCATCTTCTCCGCGAACGCCCGCTCGAACGCGCCGATCGGATCGACGGCGGACTTCACGACCTCTTCCAATGTCCGGCCGACGAGCGGCGGCAGTTCGGGCTTCGCGGGCTCGACGACGGGTTCCGGCTCGACTTCCTTCTCGGGTTCGGGCGAGGCTTCCGCGATCGGTTCCGCTTCGGGCGCCGAACGCTCGACGGTCTCTTCGACGACAGGCTCGGCCGCTTCCGGCTCGGTCTCGACAACGGCTTCAACCACGTCTTCGGTCGGCGCGTCGCGGGCCACTTCGGCGTCGGTCGCGACTTCCTCGTCGGGCGTCTCGTCGGCGGGGGCCTCTTCCGTTTCCGGGTCGGCTTCGACCGTGCCGTTCATCCGTTCGACCAGAGGCTTGACCTCCGGGAAGATGTAGTAGCCGCGACTGACCATCTCGCAGAGGTCGCGAACCTCATTTTCATTTATCGAGATGCAATTACTGTTTCCAGGAACTCCGCAAGCCGAGTATTCGAGAACGTCGAACTTCCGGTAGACCGTCTCGACCTTCGACCAGGACGGGTATGATCGCACTTCCTCTTGCGTCGGCCTGCCGAATTCGGTGGGCAGAATCGAGATCGACCAGGCGTTCAGGAAACCGTTCTGGTAGTCGCGGAACAACTGCTGCGAGAATTCGTCGTCGTTGAAGATCGTCTTGGCGATGATCTTCGGCTCGCTGCCGCGATCGACGCGAATCCACTGGTTCTTGCCGATCGGCCGTTCGCCGCGCTGCGGGTCTTTGCCGTGGCACCAGAGCACGACGCGGTTGTTGTTGTACGCGGTGACGTCACAGCCACGGCTCAGGAAGACCGTGTTGTAACGGTCGATGTCCTGGGTCGAAATCTTGGCGACGATGGACCGCTCCGCGCCGTTGATGTCGTCGATTCGTGCCTCGTAGGCGCGGATGACTGGATTCATCTGATTCTCGCTTTTGGATCTGCAACGAATAGCGCCTCATGCGACCAAAAATCATTGACGATTGTCACTGATTTTGAGACAATGAACGCATGAAAACCAAACTTGCATTCCCTGGGATCTACGAAATCGTCCACCTGGCGTCAGGGCGCCGATACATCGGCAACAGCCGGAACGTGTCCAATCGCTTCTACTCCCACCGATACCACCTTCGGAACAACAGTCACCCTTGCCCGCATCTCCAGAATGCCTGGAACAAATACGGGGAATCGGCTTTTGAGTTCCGCCTGATCGAGCAATGTCTCGACGAAGTGGTCATCCTGTTGGCCAGGGAGCAGCATTGGATCGACAAGCATTCAAAGCGTCTGTACAACAGCAGGAAGTTCGCCGAGCAATTCATTCAGGAGTGGTATCGGACTGACGAGTCTCTTGAGACTCGAAAGAAGGCGTCCGAGCGAATGAAATCTTACAGGGACAACCTTCGCCGTGAACTGGTGTGCGAACAGTGCGAACAGCAGTTTGTGACAAATGCACCAGCCTCGAATGTCCGCTTCTGCTCAGAGAAATGCAGAGGGGCGTTCCGCTATGCGACCAACGCCTACACCGAATCCAGGATTTGCCGGACGTGCGGGAAAGAATTCCTGACGTCAATCTACAAGAAAAAAGAAGGCGAATACTGCTCTCGCGCCTGCGCCCATGAGTCTTATCGCAGCCTAAGCACAGAGCAACTTATCGACGTCCTTACAATGGTGGCCAATGGAGAGACGTGCAAGAAAGCAGGGGCGACATACGGCTTAACAGCAAGCTGTGTGAGCAATATGGCCGCTCGGACTTCGTATTCGCACGTCGAGCTTCCCGACTGGCTTGAGTCATCCCTCAAGGCTAGGACGGAGGCTAACCTGAAACGCTTAAACACGTGTCCGCCCGACGAGCAAGTCCTCGACATCAAGACAAGGCTAGCAAAGGGCGAGACCAAATGCTCAATCGCCAAATGCGCCGGCGTCACACTGGCAACCGTGACTAGGTTACTGAAAGGCGAACTTGGATCTCATGTCGAAGTCCCCGAAAACCTGAAGGCGGCATACGCAGAACGAGTTGTCGCCAAACCCTACAAACTCTCGGTAGATCAGATCAAGGACATCAAGATCCGGCTCCGAAATGGTGAAACCCACGCCTCTATAGGCAGGCTTCACGGAGTCGCCCACTCATTGATAACGCTGATCGCGAATGATCGCCTAAAATTCGCGGCGACTGTAAGCATCGACTAGTCGCTCTCTTCGTCGACAACTTCGGGGGCGACGTGCGTGGTCTGGAACGAGCCGAGGTCCGAGACCGGAATCCAGACGCCTTCGATGCGGTGGTAGAGGACGACGGGAAAGGGGACCGAGACGACGTCGCCGGGTTCGGCGGAACCGATGTCGGCGACTTCGACCTCGAAGGTCTTGCGTTCGTCCTCGGTCAGCGGCACGGTCGGGGCGACGAGGAGCGGGGGCGAGAGAGGCATCGTCAATTCCACGCGCCGCGAAGGCGGTTGAGTTTCGAGAGGCTGGAGATCCGGACCTTGCTTTTCTGCTCAAGGCCGACGTTGACGTGGACCTGCTTGTTCTTGCGGTCCATGTGCAGGGCCACGAGTTTCGCGCGACTGGCCGCACCGACGTTGTTGAGGGCGTTGGCGGCGGCGATGTGCGGCCGGATGTGCGGCTGAATCTTGCGAGGGACGTAGTCCGGTCCCAGGCTGGTCCCCAGCGCGATCTGCGTCGTGACGCCGCCGAGTGCTCCGGTGAGAAATGCAGGTCCGGCGACATTCAAGGCTGGCCGCAAGTACGGATGCGGCTTCATTAAACTTGTCCCGAACTCTTGGTAGAGCGCGTAATGCGTTCCAGCGAAAAGCGTCAGGGTTTTCGTCGCCGGGTCATAGCGGTAGCCGATGGACTCCTGCAAGGTCCCCGAGTCGACGGCGACGAGAGCCTTCGCTTTTGCCACCATCGCCTGCCCGGCGAGGTGCATTCGCTTTTCTATCAGCGAATCAATCCAACTCGTCGGATTCCACGAGATCGGCATGGCTACACCAGCGGCGTTTGCTCCTCGCTCCGCTTGCGAAGTTCGAAGCCTTCGGTCAAGAGGATCG